TAGAATATCGGATTCATTCATAGCATGTCCTCCGAGATGATTGACTTCTTACTATTATATTACAACACTCCGATCTTCGCCAACAGTCAAACGAATTTGACAGCTTTGCACGATAATCTGAAATTTATTGTTGCGAAAAGTGATCATAATGAACAATAAACCGTTCAAACGTGAAAAAAACAATCATTTTGCATTCAAAAATCTTCTAAAAACTATTGAAATGCGCAACTGTTGATAAATTACCACAAAAAAAAGCCTTCGTTTTATAAATTTTTGCGTATTTACAATTTCAAAGTGTTTTGATAGTATATGGGCATAACAAGGAGATGAGTTGTGATCAACAAGCCTTCTGGTTATAAAAAAGACAATCACTTATATTTTGATAGACGGAGGGTTCCCTTAGCACGAAATTCGTAGAAATCCCTTTATACGATGTAATGTAACCCCATAACCCCAAACCCCAAAACATAGGAATCCTCCACTCCCCCCTTCTTAACAGCCTGTCGCATAAGCGACGGGCTGTTTTTATGTTCTGAAAAACAGGGGGATTTAGAGTTTCATATTGGATGCGCTTATGGCGTTACCGAGTTCTGTGAGACTTTCCACGAAGGCTGCGTATTTGCATATGTCAGTCATCTTAGATTTTCTTTTGCTATTTCCGAGAATGCTATAGATATAATCTCTTGACTGTTCGATTATATATGTTGGCGTTGTGTCGTGCTCGTTGTTGAATAACATGGATTTGAAGTTCTGAAAAAAAGAATAAATTTCATAATCTATAGAATTGTCATTCCGCTGCATGTATTCGAGAAGCATATCGATATAGCGCAAAGCTGAGTGTACGTACAGGATAGAGTTTTCGTTTATGTACAGTACGGTTTCCGGCACAAAGAAAGATGGATGTGCGAAACATTTTATGCTGTGCAGGGCTTCCATTTTCTGGGTGGCTGACTGGTTGAACGAGTAACGGTTTTTGTATTGTTCAATGATAGAGAGCGTGTCCGCTGAATTATTTTTTGCTATTACGCGCCGTCTCTCGTTGATGTACAGTTTTAACTCCAATAGAAGAAAATATATATCCGGGGATGAAAAACGCTGCGAGTTTTTGATATACGGAAATGAACCTGTCATTCTTCTGAAAAATGAGTCTGCTGTGGCATAATTGTTTATTATGCTGATGGCTGCATCTACATTGAAATTCTGGACAAATTCCCTGGTTGCGGGCTGATACACTGTCTCGTTGTCAATGCGGGATACATAGGAACTAAGAAAGATTATCTTCTCTTCTGCGGTGAGTTCGTATCCGTTGAGGGTACAATAATTGATGGCGGAACAGGGGGCATCGGTTTGTGTTTCGGCATTGTTTAAGTCTGTCATAATGATCTCCTTTGTTTTTGTATGGATAAAAATGTAGCACTTTAACGCGATAAGTGGTAGGATATTTATGGATACAAAATTGTACAATATGTATAATTTTATAATGTATGAATACCTAGAAGAATCAAGGGTTTATGCTGTGTACGACAATTGTGAGAGAGCCTTTAGGGGCAATTTAGGGGCAAAAAAATAAAAGATGACCATTCAGTGTGAAAACTGAGTGGTCATTTTTTTTAGTTGATAATTGATATTGTGTCGACAGCCGCATTGTCTTTTTGCTTCATTTTTTTAGTGATATGAATGTAAATAGCTTTTGTTATTTTGTCATCGTGATGTCCCAATCGGCGGGATATCTGTTCTGCTGACATAGTTTCTGCCAGAATGGAAGCGTGTGTGTGGCGCAACTTATGTGGAGTTATTTCCCTGCCAATAGCCTCAAAAGATGCTATCTTAAGATGTATGTTATATGTTCCGTAGGACAGATAGCTGCCAGTCTTGAGGTGCGGCATGAAAAGTGTACTTTTAATTCCATTTTCAAACATTGCTTCTTTTCGCCAAAGTCGGAGTTTCTTTATAAGCAAGAGAAGCTCAGGTTGTATATGAAGATTTCTGATTGAGTCACTCGTTTTGGCTGACGTTGCGTATTTGGTTGCAGGGTAGTAAGTCTTGGTAACATGGATAGTTTTAGATATAATATCCACATCTGAATCTTCAAGTGCCACAAGCTCCCCAATCCTCATGCCTGTAAGAATCAGAAAATAGGATATATAGTAGTCCTGCCAGTGGTTATTGTCTATAAAGTAATTAAGTAATTTTGTTATCTCATCATGTTCCAGATATTCATTGCTGATGTCATATACCTCTGGTATTTCGTCGGAGCTCTCTTCACTGATATAGTCAAGTTTTAATAGTATATCATGATTTGAGTGATAGTCGTTTTTCACCCCCCATTTTAGAGCGAATTTCAGATATTTTATATATCCGTTTATTGTGCTGATTTTTTTACCGGTAGCAAGAAGTTGATCGTATATATAGCGGGGAGAAAGTTTGTCAACGAGTACATCATTACCGATTGTGCTTACACAACGATATATATATGATTTCTCAGTAACAATTGTACTTTCTTTCCTCTTGCACTGCCGCAATGATGCTATATAAGCATCAGCCAGCTCCTTGAGCGTTGTATCTGATCGGACAGGAGAGGAAGTCTCGGCTTTCTCAATCTTCCCGGCAAGGATCCTTGCCGCCTTGTTTCTGTTCTGCGGTGATGCCTTAGGCATCGTCACGGTGACCTTCTTCACCTTCTCTGTGAGCGGATCTGTGTACCTCTCACAATACTTTACGGTTCCATTTTTTTGTATTTCTGACCACATAATATCAACTCCTATCTAAAAATAGGCATAAAAAATAAGCCTATCAAAAGTGGAAGGCTTATGGTATAATGTAGTTTGTTAATTGTGAGTACCTATAAGCCTTCGGTTTGTGGGTAACTTCCCTCAGGTGTTGGTAGCACCTGGGGGATTTTTTATAATCACCTTCGTTATTTGAAGATGATGCTATCAATTATTAAATCATCTATAGACAGTTAGGATTTGCATACTGCCTGTATTTTTCCAAGTCAATAGTATTTCCATCTAGCAATTCCTGAACAATTTGTTCAAATATATTTCTACTAAATGTTTCATATAGAATCAAAAGTTTGTGATCCCAAAATGGTTTTGTTGTTGCAATTCTTGACATTTCTATAGCTGAATCAGCAATTCGGAATACCTTGTTTAAAACAGAAGAGTCGTATTCAGATGCTAGTTTATGCATATTTTCTGGAAAATAATCAATTACACTATAATCAGAGTATTTATGGAATTTGGATGTCCCGTTAATATCGAAATAAAGGGTGGCAATAAGATATGCCAGAGCCTCTTTCTTGTGTTCATGTTCTAATTCAAATTTATATCTATCAAAGTTAATGTTGCGCAATGTGCCATGCTGAAATTCGGAACTGTAATAGGAATATTTATCCGAATAAAGCCGCCACACAATATCATCTACAGATAAATAGGGTTGGCTTGCTTTTATTGTCTCAAATTCATGCAAAGTGAAGATGTGACAAGATAAATATTTCTGAACATCAATATAATAACGATAGTTATTTATATACTCCTGTCCTTTACTGGATAGAATGTAAACAGGAGATATATTCAATGCAGTAATAGGAATATTATCAACAATAATTTGTATTAAATCTTGTTTTTTTCCTGTAGATGGCAAATTGTGTTTTCTTAAAATATCTTTCAACTCTGATATTTTTAGTTTCTGTAGAGTAATAGATGGTGTTGCAGGAATAAGAAAGCCTGCATTAATTAACTGCTGGTGTCGTTCTAACGGATGATGGATATCCCAATTTGAAGAAACACCACGGGCATAGTCATCGTCACTATTACCTACGCATTTATTATTGATGTAATTAAGAAAACATACATCAGAACAAATTGATGTTGAATTCTGTCCAACCCAAGGATCATAGATGTTTTGGGTTGAAGATCCTTTTAATGATTTAAAAATATCTGTGAGTTTATTCATTTAACACCTCAAAACTTCCCTCTTAATTCTACGACCTTGCCAATTATTCTCACTGGCTTAGTCTCTATAGTTTCTTTGTCAAAAAACATCGGAGCATATGCAGGATTGTTGGATATAAGTTCTAACCCATCTCTATACTTCCTGAGCCTCTTGCAGACGGCGTCATCGCCGTTTACAAGAGCAATTACAGTATCGCCATTCTCGGCATCTTCCTGTTGCTTAACTATGACAACATCGCCATCCACAATACGAGGCTCCATACTGTCACCCTTTATTTTAAGTGCGAAGAAGTCGCCAGTCTTAGCAAGATCCTCGGATATTTCCTCAGTATCTATAATCTCCGTGATAGCATTTATTGGTATGCCAGCGGCGACACGACCGAGAACATTGATTGCAACACCAGCACGCTGTGATTTTGTACGTTCTTCTACTAAATCAGATTTTTCTATTCCAAAATAGTTAGCCATTAACTCTATTTTATCAATTCTAGGATATGTACGAGCATGTACCCAGTCGGAAAAAGTAGACATGCTAAACCCAAGTGTTTGGCATATTTCAGTTTGGGATATGCCGTTTTGACTAAGATAAAATCTTATGTTGTTTGCCATAATTTCTTTATTTCCAAGTGAACTCATGAGATTCACCTCCTCATGAATTCATTGTACGGCAAAAACGGAAATAAATCAACGAAAAATGAAAAAAATTCGGAAAAACCGTTGACAATTCGGTTAAACCGAACTATACTAGCCTCATACAAAGTCGAAAGGAGATGATAAAGTGTGTAAAATTCCTGATAAGATGAAAGTATCTTTAAAGATGGCAAGAGAACTCAAGCACTATACACAGGATGAGGCAGCCAAGCTAATCGGCATAAATAAAGATACATTGGGTAATTATGAGAGGGGGAAAAGCTATCCAGATATTCCTATCTTAAGAAAAATAGAAGAGGTTTATGGTATACCATATGATAGGCTTATTTTTTTGCCTCTTGACTTCGGTTTAACCGAAAATAAGGAATAAGAGAAAGGAGAGACATGATAAACAGCATAAATTCAAAGTTGGTAGACATAGCAGAGAAAACGAAAGATATAGAAGATTTCTCTGAGGTGAGGAAAGTTCTCACTGACGAGGAGATAATTTTCTATTATATCGCAAAGAACTGTGAATTGTCGGAAACGTATGACGGCGAGGAGCGCATTATCAAGGACATCTTAAAAGTACTTGGAGCAAAGAAATACTCGGTAAAGCACTCACTACACCTGCTCGATGTGGCAAAAGAGGTTCTTAAATCAATTGCCAGATTCGAGTTTTAGATCATCCACTTATCACCATGTTGTTTCTTGATTTCAGTAAATGAAATTTTATTCTTTACATAATCGTCAAGAAACTGTTCAGGTGTTGTGGCAGTTGATGTCTTGACTGTGTAAGCCAGTGCAATGTCTTCAATATTTGCCAAGGCATCTTTAAAGGAATCTTTTGACATAGTTTCACCTTCTTTCGTATGAATTGGTGTTGGTAGCACCTACGGAAATTATAGGGTGAAATGGTGAGGACTACAAGAGAAAGGAGAGGCATGACAACAGAGGAGTTAAACAAAACATTGAAAGCAAATGACCTGAAAGCCATCAAAAAAGAGATGAAGAACGAAAAAATCCTAGAAGAACGAAAAGCCTTCCAGGAGATTTTCCCAGTTTCAGATGATGAAGTGAAGTTCTTTGAACATCTTTACAAGAAGGAACGCAGATACAGAACCGCAATTCTTATCCTAAGCCTAATATGCGTAGGACTATTACTGTTAGTACTGATGTAATTATGGAAACAACTATAGGAGTTACAAATGATGAAAGCATTCCATAAAAAGCTTTATTCCTTTTCCATATAAGATAACGGCCATAATACCAGGTTATAGAATATGTACCATCAGGTATTTGTTCACCTATTTCATTTCGCTGACCAGAGTAGTTGGCTTTAATGAAACGAATTCCAAGTAAATAGTCTTTAGAATCGCCTAAAAACTTTTCGGTTGTTTTCTTTTTGAGTTTGGTAATAAAGAGTTTATATTTTTCTTCCAAATTTAGGGTGACTTTATCGTAATCGTATTCATACATAGAGCGAACCTCCTTAGTTTTTTACTATTGTAACACATAACAAGAAAGGAGATCATAGATGTTCAAAAAGATTAAGAAGAAACTCAAGGAGCCGTACTTCATGGAAGATCTTTGGTGCGATTATATCAGACCTGCAGTGATGGGACTGATAGGAGCAGCCATAGGCATAGCTACAGTAATCGTAATAAGACTGTTGTGATGACGGCGCATATAACAGGAAAGGAGATGAGAGCAATGAGCAGAGCAACAGCAGGCCTGCAGGTGACAGGTATAAGTTACATAAAAGCATCACCTTATGTCAGTAAGTCTCAGATGATGCAGATGTTTAACATATCTCAGAGCACCGCAAGCCGCAGAATATCTGATCTGGACAGATATGTTCAGAATGGCAGATATGGACCATACACAATCTTGGATGGAGCTGGTGTGACATGGGTGAACTACTTAGCATTGGTTGACTATCTGAGATATAAGAAAGAGCTTGATAAGGGCTACAGAGTACCACCATTTGACCCCGGAAAAGTTGCAAAAGCTATTGGATGGGGTGAGATGACATCAGATATGAGGTAACACGAAAAAAGCACCTTTGGACTGCAATCCGCCGGTGCATAGAAAAATACTCAAGAAAATCATAGCAGAAAAGGGGAAGAAAAGCAATGAAGAGGAGAAACATGGACACGAAGGTAATAAGCACATCATGTCTGGCCGTAATGGCTGTGGTGCTTATGGGGCTTGTGTATAAGATGGTGACAGATTTCAGATGGTTTGTGACCATATCGACAGGAATGCTCATCTTGTACATAATCGGCACTATGGCGATAGAGATCGGTTTGTACTACATCGTCCTTGCCATGAAGGACATAGACGATGCAAGGGAAGCCATGGAGGATAGGTTGAATGGTTGAGATGCAGATACTTGGAAGCCACGAAGAATGGCTTAAGGCACGAACAAAGATAGGTGGTTCAGATGCCTCGGCGATCGTGGGCATGAATCCTTGGAGAGATAATGTCAGCCTGTGGCGGGAGAAAGTCAACAATCTGCCGCCGGTGGATATATCCGATAAGGATTGTGTCCGCTATGGAGTAGCCGCTGAGCCGCTTCTTAGAGCCTTATTTGCTCTAGATTATCCAGAATTTGAGGTTATGTACGAGGAGAACAACATCTGGTTCAATGATCGCTATCCGTGGGCGCACGCAAGCCTTGACGGATGGCTTGTTGAAAAGGACACAGGATGCAAAGGAATACTGGAGATCAAAACAACAGAGATCCAGTCGGCAAGCCAGAAAAAGAAATGGGGCACACCATATGATCCGAGCTTGCCGCAGAACTATTATGCACAGATACTTCACTATTTGATGGTCACAGAGTATGACTTCGTGATGCTGGTAGGACAGCTCAAGACAAGGCTCACTGATAAGAATGGGGATCCTGTGATGGTCAAGACAACAATGCATTACAGGGTTAACCGGTCAGATGACGGAGTCGAAGAGGGCATACAGAGACTTGCGGAGGATGAGAGTAGGTTCTGGGAGCAGGTACAGGCAAAGAAAGAGCCACCACTGATACTCCCGGAAATATGAAAGGAAATGGCATGTATTACAACGAATGTCCACAGTGCGGTGCTTGCCTGGATCCAGGCGAACATTGTGACTGTGAAGAGGAGAGACAGCGACAGACACAGCGTATCATGTCGATGATACGTGAGAATAAGGAGAGTCACCAGATGGAGCTGGTGCTGAATTAGGAGGTTAAAAATGGAATTAAGAGTTAATGAGGTAGCGATACCGGAGAAGATTGATTTTAACTACGAAGAGCTCAAGGCTGAGCTTATATCTAAGGTCTCATTTTATGAGACGCTTGTCTACACAGATGACCAGATCAAGGACGCAAAGGCAGACAAGGCGAACCTTAACAAGTTAAAGAAAGCCCTCAATGACGAGAGAATAAGAAAAGAGAAAGAATACATGCAGCCGTTTAATGTGTTCAAGGCTCAAATCAACGAGATCATAGGTATCATAGACAAGCCTATAGCGGTGATAGACGAACAGGTCAAGGCATACGATGAGAAACGCAAAGCTGAAAAGCAGAAAGCCATTGAAGATCTGTTCTCTCAGATAGGTTTCCAGAACTTTGTCACGTTGGAAAAGATCTGGGATCCTAAGTGGTTGAATGCATCGGTATCGATGAAGAGTATAGAAGATCAAATGAAGTCAAGAATGTATGAGATCGGCAATGGAGTGCTTACACTCAGTCAGCTCCCGGAGTTTGGCTTTGAGGCTACAGAGGTATTTAAGGAGACATTAGACATTAACAAGGCCATTTCTGAGGCTAAGAGAATGTCAGAGATTGCCAAGGCAAAGGCAGAAGCTGAGGCAAGGAGAAAGGCTGAGGAAGAGTCACGAAAAGCAGCAGAAGAGGCAAGACGAAAGGCTGAGGAAGAGCGCAAGGCACAGGAAAAGGTTGCCGAGGAGCAGAGAGCCGCAATGGCAAAGGCTATGACACCACCAGAGGAGGTACAGCCGACACCAGTACAGGTGTCACAGCCGGAACCACAGAAGATGGTAGTCAAGTTTGAGGGAGAACTTACAACAGAAGATGCAACGGCTCTGAGAGAGTTCTTCCAGAGCAGAAATATAACATTTAGAGCGATTAAGTAGGAGGTATACAAGATGATTAAAGTAGAAATAGACTCAGTATCAATGAGAGGGAATACTCCGGTGCTAGTAATGGAGTTAGCACTTGCAATGAAGAGTTTAAGGGAGTCACTTGCTAAAAGATATGGAGAGGTTGCTACAGAAGAGTTGATAAGTAGAGCCATGGAAGCGTCCAAAGCTGAGGGAGACATTAACGAGATTATGAGTGACCTCATAGATGATGTCTTATTTAAGATATTGCCAAAAGCCAATATAAACAAGGACAACATAAGGGAAATGCCACAGGCTCTGAAAGAGGTACTGCGCAAGATGTTAGAAGATATGATTATGCATTAGGAGGTAACACATGGCAGCATCAGTGCAGATCACGTTAATTATATGCATAACAATAATCGTTTTAGTTTTCATAGGAGGTAAGAAGAAATAATGGCAGTAAATAACAGTTTAGTAGCAAAAAGTAAAGCACAGCAGAATCTGGGAATTACAGAGTATCTTACAAAAGATGCAATCAAGAATCAGATCAACAAGGTGGTTGGTGGCAAGAATGGACAGAGGTTCATATCTGCTATCGTATCAGCATATAACACCAACCCTACACTTCAGGAGTGCACGAATCAGTCGATTCTTTCAGCTGCACTTCTTGGTGAGAGCTTACAGCTTTCGCCATCTCCACAGCTCGGACATTATTACATGGTCCCATTCAACAATACAAAGACTGGCGTCAAGGAAGCTCAGTTCCAGATGGGATATAAGGGATATATTCAGCTTGCGATCCGTTCCGGTCAGTATAAGAGACTGAATGTTGTCGCAATCAAGGAAGGGGAGTTGGAATACTTCGACCCACTCAACGAGGATATCAAGGTCAATCTCATGGTTGATGACTGGGACAAGCGTGAAGAGGCTGAGACCATCGGCTACTATGCAATGTTTGAGCTTGTGAACGGATTCAGAAAGACAATGTATTGGAGTAAGGCTCAGATGCTTGCTCATGCGGACAAGTATGCACCGGCATTCTACAAGGACGCTGGAAAGGTCAAGACAAAGTACGGAGAGAAGCAGAGAGTATCATATGCTGACTATGAGGCTGGCAATTATGATCCGAGAGATTCATGGATGTATTCATCATTCTGGTACAAGAATTTTGATGGAATGGCTTACAAGACAATGCTCCGTCAGCTAATCAGTAAGTGGGGAGTAATGAGCATAGATCTCCAGAAAGCATTTGAGGGTGACATGGCAACCTTGGACGCTGAGGGACATCCTACATACGTTGAGAATGACAATGATGAGTATGTGGAAGCCACAGCAACAGAGATGAATGAACCAGAAGCACAGGCTCCACAGGCAGAGCCACAGGATACTCAGAATACACAGAACAGTGTTCAGGATCCACAGCCAGCACCGGCAGAAAATCCACAGCCAGAGATGAACGCTGCCGAGGCAGCACTGTTTGGAAGTTTCAAGTAGGTTACATTGACATTACATAATACATCACAACACGCAGCGTAATGTCTTAGCATATATCCCTGTTGCTTTTATTTGAGGGTGACAGGGGGAAAGGAGCATCGATGGCTCGGAACAGGTCAAGAGCCAAGTACGGCAACAGGAAAGCTGTAATAGACGGCATCACATTTGACAGCGAAAGAGAAGCACACAGATACACAGAGTTAAAGATCCTTGAGAAAGCGGGCAAGATAACAGGCTTGCAGCTTCAACGAGAATTTGAACTGATACCAGCTCAGAGAGAACACACGAATGAGATATATGAAAAAGGACCCAACAAGGGCAGATTCAAACCGGGAAAGCTCCTGGAGCGTAAGTGCTCATATGTGGCTGATTTTGTTTATTGGGACTTAGAAAACAACTGCATGGTTGTTGAAGATGCGAAGGGCATGAGAACAAAGGAATACATTATAAAGCGCAAGTTGATGCTCCACATATATGGAATCAGAATCAAGGAGGTGTGAGCCACATGGGAAATAAAGGGAGCTTTGTCTTTTATACCGAATACAGAGAGCATTTGTCGATGCTGCCGCCGGAGCAGGTTGGTGAGTTGATGTTTGCTCTGATGGACTACCAGGAGACAGGCGAAGTTCCAGATCTTCCAAAAGGTAGTGCGCTTGCCATGTGCTTCTCGTTCATCAAGAAACGGATGGACAAGGACAACTCCAAGTATGAGGAGCGGTGTGAGCGCAACAGGTCCAACGGCAAAAAGGGCGGCAGACCTACAAAGGAAACGGAAATTTCCAAAACCGAGGAAAACCCAAATAAACCGAATGGTTTTATTGAAAACCGAACGGTTATTTCTGAAACCGAGGAAAACCCAACCGAACCCCAAAAAGCCGATAATGATAATGAATATGATAATGATAGTGATAATGAGGAGTATATACATACTCCTACTAAGGCACGTGCGTGCGCACATGCGGAGGTGGGTAAGCCACGCAAGAAGTCTGAACCGGTCAAGTATAGCGATGATCCAGAGCTTAATGATGCCATTGTAGAGTTCATAAAGTTCCGGAAAGGTATCAAGAAGCCTATGAGTGACAGGGCTATAACGCTGATGATGAACAAGCTGGAGTCGTTATCTCACGATAAGCATGAACAGGTACAGATTCTCAATCAGTCGATAATGCAGGGATGGACAGGCCTATATGCGCTTAAGGATGACGGTAAGAGCCGAGGGCAGCCACGGAACGTGAATCCAAATGGATTTGCAAACTTCAAACAGACAGATCATTCTGAGCAGCTTGGACAGCTTGAGAAGATGCTGGCTGATGAGCTGAATAAATAACACACGAAAGGAGCCGAACCTCCGGCCGGGGTAATGCTATAGCGGGTTCCTGAGAAGTGAATGACATACAGAGAGTTTTTAGAGAGCAAGATAGAGCTTGCTACTGACAGCGGCTTTGAGGTCGATAAGAGCCGCATAAATAAAGCCCTAAAGCCACATCAGAGTGATGCGGTGGCATGGGCGCTGAAGGGTGGACGTAGAGCCTTGTTTGAGTCGTTTGGGCTTGGCAAGACTGCACAGGAAATAGAGTTTTGCCACCTTGCAGCAGAACATACCGGCGGTAGAGCGTTGATTGTATTACCGCTTGGAGTTAAGCAGGAGTTCACAAGGGATGCTGTAGAGCTCCTGGGCTATGAGAAACCTGAATATTGCCGAACCATGGAAGAGGTTGAGGCAAGCACAAGTCAGATCGTTCTGACGAACTATGAGAGAGTGAGAGACGGAGATATAGATCCACCGTATTTTACGGCAACCTCACTTGATGAAGCATCCGTGCTTAGATCATTTGGATCTAAGACATACCAGACGTTCCTTGACAAGTTCAAAAATGTACCTTACAAGCTCGTAGCGACCGCTACACCATCACCGAACAAGTACAAGGAGCTTATACACTATGCCGGATATCTTGAGGTAATGGACACAGGACAGGCACTTACAAGATTTTTCCAGAGGGATTCAACAAAGGCAAATAACCTGACACTGTACCCAAACATGGAAGATGAGTTCTGGCTGTGGGTTTCCAGTTGGGCATTGTTCATCACAAAGCCTTCAGACATCAACCCTGATTATTCCGATGATGGCTATGTGCTTCCACCGCTTGATGTGAGGTGGCACGAAATACCGATACACTACGGAGATTCAGTTGACAGGGACGGCCAGATGGAGCTTTTCACACAGGCAAGTACAGGACTTAAAGAAGCTGCAAAGATCAAGCGGGAGAGCATAGATGCCAGAGTCGAGAAGATGAAGGAGATAGTTGATAGCTCTCCGGAGGATCATTTCATTCTGTGGCATGACCAGGAAGCAGAAAGGCACGCTATCAAGAAAGCCCTGCCGGAGACAGTGGATATATACGGATCCATGGACTACGACCTCAGAGAGCAGAGAGTCATAGACTTCAGTAATGGCAAGACAAGGTTATTTGCCACCAAGAAGTCAATCAGTGGTTCAGGATGTAACTTCCAGCGGTTTTGTCACCGGGAGATATTTGTTGGTATTGATTATGAGTTCAATGACTTCATACAGGCGGTGCACAGGTGTTACAGGTTTCTGCAGCAGGACACAGTAGTTATAGACATCATCTACATGGAGAATGAGCGGGAGATCAAGGACGCATTGATCGAGAAGTGGAAGAATCATAATCACATGGTCAAGAAGATGATCGAGATCGTGAAGAAATATGGCCTTGATTCGGCAAACAAGACGGAGAGATTGGAAAGGAAGATGGGTGTGGAAGGTACAAGAGAAGAGAGAACGTTAAGAGGTATGCATTATGAGGCTGTGTATGGCGACTGTGTGGATGAGACAAGGGCAATGGAGAGCAACAGCGTTGATTTGATACATACGTCGATACCGTTCGGCAATCACTACGAGTACAGCGCAAATTATAACGACTTCGGACACAATCAGGATACAGAGCGGTTCTTTGAACAGATGGACTACCTGACGCCGGAGCTTCTGAGGGTGCTGAAGCCGGGAAGAGTGGCAGCCATCCACGTTAAGGATAGAGTGTTGTTTGGAAATGCTACCGGCACAGGAATGCCGACTATTGAGCCATTCCACGCTGACTGTATAGAACACTATATGCGTCATGGCTTCCAGTATTTTGGAATGATAACAGTGGTTACGGATGTTGTAAGAGAAAACAACCAGACATACCGGCTCGGACGGACTGAGCAGTGCAAGGATGGCACCAAGATGGGTGTGGGATGTCCGGAATACATTTTGCTGTTCCGTAAGCTGCCAACGGACCACAGCAAGGCATACGCTGATGAGCCGGTTACTAAGTCCAAGGATGAATACACAAGGGCACAGTGGCAGATAGATGCTCACGGATACTGGAGAAGCTCCGGAGACAGGCTGATAAGCAAAGATGAGCTTGAGGGTGTATCTGTGGATAACTTACAGAGAGTGTACAGGCAGTACAGCAGAGAACACATATATAACTATGAGGAGCATGTGGCACTTGCAAAGTATCTTGATACTGACGGCAGGCTTCCAGCCACATTCATGGTGGTAGCTCCGGGATCCTGGAATCAGCTTGAGGTATGGGATGACATAAACCGGATGAGGACGCTCAACACGACACAGAGCAGACGAAGGGCAACGATGCACGTGTGCCCGCTGCAGCTTGATATTGTTGAGAGGATCATCAACAGATACAGCAATCCGGGCGATGTGGTATATGATCCGTTCGGCGGTCTTATGACAGTACCAATGATGGCGGTCAAGATGCACAGATTTGGCAAGGGATGTGAGCTCAATCCGGATTACTTCAGAGATGGTGTTGGCTATCTGCAGTCCGAGGAGAATGAGGTTGACTCACCGACGTTGTTTGATTTTATGGAGGTGGGCGACGAGTGATAAATGGAGAGCTTATTGTTGATAATTTCGCCGGAGGTGGTGGAGCATCAACAGGGATTGAGATGGCTACAGGGTACAGCGTTGATATAGCAATCAATCATGATCCGGAAGCCATCAGGATGCATAAGGTCAACCATCCAAACACAAAGCATTACTGTGAAAACGTGTGGGCGGTTGACCCTGTGAAAGCCTGTGAGGGACACCCGGTAGCTCTTGCCTGGTTCTCCCCGGACTGTAAGCATTTCAGCAAGGCCAAGGGTGGCAAGCCAAAGGATAAGAACATCAGAGGCCTTGCATGGGTAGCATGCAGATGGGCGGCACTTGTGAGACCGAGAGTGATTATGCTTGAGAATGTCGAAGAGTTCAAGACATGGGGACCGCTCAACAGAGGACATCATCCGATAAGGGCAAAGCAAGGAGATACATTCAGGCAATTTGTAAAGCAGCTCAATGAGCTGGGGTATGAGGTACAGTTCAGAGAGCTCGTGGCGGCAGACTACGGAGCACCGACTAAAAGAAAAAGGTTCTTTATGATCGCAAGGTGTGATGGTGTACCTATCATGTGGCCAAAGCCTACGCATGCACCGGCAGACAGTGAAGAGGTCAAGGCGGGACTGCTCAAGCCTTATGTTGGAGCATATACACAGCTTGATTTCAGCCTGCCATGTCCGAGTATCTTTGATACATCAGAGCAGATCAAAGAGAAGTATGGCATCCGGGCGGTGAGGCCACTTGCACCAAAGACTATGCAGAGGATTGCAAGAGGGTTGAAGAAGTTTGTCCTAGATAATCCGGAGCCGTTTATCATTCAGTGCAACCACGGCGGTGAGAGAAAGCCACAGGACATAAGAGATCCAATGCCGACAATCACAGGAAAGCACGGATATGGAGTTGTAGAACCATATATGGTTCAGATAGGTCAGACTGGATTCTCTGCAGATCGTAGCAAAGATGTGAGAGAACCTCTTACAACTATTGTCAGCAAGAATGAGCACTGTCTAATAAGTCCTACACTTATTCAATATCATTCGGAGACCAATTCAGATGAGGTAAGAGGTCAAGGTATAGAGAATCCGATCATGACAGTAGACAGCTCAAACAGATATGGCCTTGTGACTTCGTTCCTTAGCAAATTTTACAAAACAGGGATAGGACAGGATGAGAGAGAGCCACTGCATACAGTGACAACATCAGCGGGACATTTTGGAGAGGTCAGAGCATTCTTGATTAAATACTATGGTGAGGGTACAGGACAGGATATAGAACAGCCGCTTGATACAGTGACATCAAGAGACCGGTTCGGCCTTGTAACAATCCAAGGTGTTGAGTATCAGATAGTGGACATTGGTCTCAGAATGCTTGAGCCAAAGGAGTTATATGGGTGCCAAGGGTTTCCAGATGATTACATCATAGATCATGACAACACAGGTAAGACATATTCAAGAAGTGAACAGGTTAAGAGATGTGGAAATGCAGTCTGTCCACCTATACCGGCGGCGATGGTGAGGTCGAATCTTCCAGAGCTTTGTGTAAGAAAAAGGATACCAAACATGAGGATAGGCGAAGAAGAGAATGGGCAGTTGTGTTTTGTTTAGAGAAAGGAGAACACATGACAGAATTTGAGATAGATGCAATATTTAACACCATCTGCCGACCGGGGCAGGTGGTGAAGATACTCACAAAGAGCGGAAAAGAGGAAAATATCCCTATAAGGGTTTGGAAGCGCTGGACAATCATCAAGGTATATGAGCACCATGTACTGATGCAGAGCGAAAAGGACTACCATGAGAGCTTTAGCAACATAGACATAAGAGAGCTGATCAGGAAGGGAGAGATACGATGGAAATAACACCAGAGAGAATAGATAATTGCAAAACTTGCAAATACAAAGATAGATATGAGACACAGGAATCATGCGCACACTGTACCAAGAATGCGACGGATAACTATGAGCCGATGACCAACGGCGACTACATCCGGTCGCTCAGTGATGCGGATCTTGCGCAGATAATCATGTGTCCGAGTGAGGTTGGATTTGACGAGATTGGATTTGACGAGATTGTGTGTCAGAGGGGTAAGCAACATTGCATAGAATGTACCCGCAGATGGCTTGAGGCGGAAAGGAAGGTTGAGGAGTAGGATGTGTTATTGGAATGAAGAAAATTTTTTTGAACCAGGAGAGTTTGACGAGAAAATCGAAGAGTTAAAGAACGAGCTTAGAGAATCGGTAAAAAAAGAAATTAACGATGGAATCGAGAAACTTCGCAAAGAAAATAAGGAGCTGCAGGACATTAAGAAAAACTTCGAGTCAATAAAAAAAGACTTTAAAAAAAAGAAAGACGAGTGCGACAGAGTAATGCGGGATGCGGAAAGCAGAGCCAAGCAGGCCAGACTGAAAGAGTTAATGGAACATTTCAAGGTTACTCTTTGGGCGGTAAGCTGGGGCTATCGGTATAAAAAGAAATGCGATAAGTGCAACGAAACCAGAAGAATCCAGGTGACATTACCATCCGGAAGAACTGTAGATGATGAGTGCAGCTGCAGAGTAAACAAGGAGGTGTATTATCCAGAGGAGAATGTGCTGTATGAATTAAGCGAGAGAAACGGAGAGTTCATGGCATGGTATAAGGCAAAAGGAGATAAGGGAGAAGAATATTTTGTAGAAGATATCCGTACTGAATATGCAAAGACGATAATAGATCACAACAAGGATTTCAAAGAAATAGAGGAAAAAGAATTGAGAAAAAAAGTATTCTTCACAACGAAGGAAGAGTGTCAGGCATTTTGTGATTATTTAAACAGGGACTCTGAGGTTTTTGGATACGATTACGACATAAATGGAAAGTTGTTAAGGGAGGTTGATGAGTAATGAGGTTAATTAGTCAGAAAGGCTGGGGATATGTAGATGTTGAGTATGAAAATGGAACTATCACTATGCATTATAAGAGTGAAGGAACAAGAATAATATACAGTTGTGATAACAATTCAGAAAAATCCACAATTATGGCTGAATATAGTTCTATGGAAAAGGCAGAAAAGGTACTGGAAGATATGACGAAGGTGTATGGAAGTTACATATCTTGTAGCGGCGGTCCAGGAATCCTACAGGGTAGTGGCTATCAACAGGCATTCTGTTTCACACCACCGAAGGTGTTCCACTTTCCGGCAGACGATGAAGTGGAGGTGTAAGGATGGCACAGATTCCAAATGAGATCAAACAGGATCCGAACTGGGCAAGAGCCGTGGCAATCTCAAAACAGTATGCTGTAAGCACATACCCGGCTACGTGGGTGCTTAAATTCATAAACGAGTGGAATGCGGCCGTGGCAAGGTTGAGAAGATAGGAGTGTGGGAATAGATGAGATTGATTGATGCAGACTTGCTTTTATCGCAAATTGGTAACAGATATGACGAGAAAAAGAATATTGTACCGGATAATCTTGCAGAAGGTTTTGTGCAGATGGAAAAACTTATTAAGGAACAGCCAACAGCCTACGATGTGGACAAGGTTGTGGAAGAGTTGGAAACAGAGGGTAGCAAAATAGAAATACAGTACGAAAACAACTACGAAAAAGGGCTATTAGATGGAATTGGGGAAGCAATCGAAATTGTAAAGGCAGGTGGAATAGATGGCATACGCAGGCAAATGTGATAGATGCGGCGGGTTCTACGACCTGCCGTTTGAACACGGAGCACCGATAAGGGCAAGGATGGTTGATGTGTTCGATGATCCAGTAGAGACAAAGGATCTATGCCCAGACTGTCTGGAAGAACTACGAGATTTCCTTGATGGGGCACAGCTCAATGATCCGCTTGAAGAAAGACAGATAGGGTTTAAGACACAGGCAGATCCATATAATCACTTGATGAAAAGATTTACCCGGAAGGAGTGAGAGGATGGCAAAATCAGATAGAAAGCTACACGAAGCAAGAATGGCGGGGGCTGCATGGCTGATGAATGTCATCAAGACACAGGGCATGGAAGCAGCAGAGAAAGAACTCAAGGTCAGAGGAGCCATGTTTGTTCCGCTTGAGGTCAACCAGAAGCAGCTTGACGAAGCTGTGTATAAAATCAAACTGAATACAATAGATTGTATTTTGATAATGAGTTGCATGGTACTTCGAGATGAATTTGATTTTGGACAGAAGAGGCTTGAGAGATTCTGCGAAAGATTTAATTTAAAGACTGATGCGCTGTGTGATGAAGAAATTATCTGGGATGATCTGATACAGACACTAAAGGAAGAAACAGGCTTGGATTTCACCATCCGGGAGAACAAGTAGGAGGTGAGGCGGTGAAAGCAAAAGAGTATTTGAAACAGGTGAAGCTTCTGGATGTTAAGATCAGACAGAGGAAGATAGAGCTTGCAGGACTCAAGGAAGATGCAACCTGTACAGGGGCATTTGATTATTCGGCAGAAAAGGTGCAGACAAGCGCCAAGGCTGATTCTATGAGCAATAAGGTGGCAAAGTATGTTGACCTTGAGAAGGAGATTCATGAGGACATAGAGCGGTTCACGGAGCTCAAGCATAAGATCATAGGACAGATACATATGCTGGACGAACCGAAGTACGTCAATGTATTGTTCATGAAATATATTGAATATAAGGACCTGAAGGAGATTGCCAAAGAACTTGATTATTCATATGGCAGGACAAAACATATACATGGTTTTGCACTTGAGGCATTTAGAATTAAGGTCTTGGAAAACTCAGCACCAAATAGCACCATTTAGCACCACATAGCACCTAGCAAACGTGGTATACTAGTATGGTAAAATTATATTGATTCATAAGGGACATGACTGTTTGCCATTTCGGTCGTGTCCCTTTTCTTATGCCCAGTGGTTATACCTCCCCTTGTGAAAAGTGAACGCTGATCTCTCCCCCACTGGGCTTTTTGTTTGAGGTGAGATATGAGTAAGATTAAAAGATTCGAGGTTGTGAGACCTGAATATAGTTTTGAATACATACATCCGCTTGGCAGGCTGGCTTTACCAATATCCATGATAAAGGTGATGGTTAAGTGCACTAAGATATACAAATTTCAGCCAACTATAAAGCTGGGTGGAGAGGTAATAAGTGTGTGTAAGCCGTTATACAAGATTGTGATTCCGAAGAGAGTGAGAAAGAAACAGAAGTAATAGAGAGAAGGTGTGACATTATGGCTAAACTTACAGCTAAACAGCAGAGATTCTGTGATGAATACCTGATTGACCTTAATGCCACACAGGCAGCTATAAGGGCGGGGTACTCAAAGAAAACAGCCGCACAAGCAGCAGCAAGGTTGTTAACAAATGTTAAGGTGCAGGAATATATAGAAAAGCGGATGGCCGAGAAAGAAAAAGCCTTAATTGCCGATCAGGATGAGGTGTTAAAGTATCTCACAGCAACCATGAGACGAGAAAAGAAAGAGTGCATTGTTGTAACGACCAGCGAAGAACGTTCGATGTATGTTCCAGATGATAACGGCACAATGAGAAAACAGACAGTCAAGAAAGAGACACCACAGATCGTGGAGATACCAGCAAGGCTGTCAGATGCCAATAAGGCAGCGGAGCTCCTTGGTAAAGCATATGGCTTATATACCGAGAAGGTAGAGGCTGATGTAGATATGGACCTCAACATCAACATCGACTACGGCGATGATGACGATACCGGCGGTGGTGGTGCTGATTGAATATTGACGTAAAAGCAAATCCAGGGTTCAAGGAAGTAGACCGGAGCAAGAAGCGATATATCGTGATGAAAGGCTCTGCAGGATCTGGGAAGAGTGTTGACACAGCGCAGAACTACATCCTGCGGCTGATGAAGGACAAGGGCAGGAACCTTGTATGTGTCCGTAAATCTGATATCACGAACAGAGACAGCACCTATGCAGAGCTTACAGGTGCCGTGTATCGGATGTTTGGAGATAAGGCGGAGCGATATTGGAAGATGACCACATCGCCGCTCTCGCTTGAATGCCGAGCGAATGGCAACCGCATTATATTCCGTGGGATGAATGATGATAAGCAACGAGAGAAGCTTAAGTCAATCACATTCCAGAAGGGAAAGCTCACAGATGTGTGGTGCGAGGAAGCAACAGAGCTGACGCAGGCAGATGTGGAAATTATAGATGATAGATTGCGTGGAGAGCTGCCGCCAGGGCAGTTTTACCAGATAAGAATGACCTTCAATCCGGTAAATAAGAATCACTGGATTAAGAAGGTCTTTTTTGATAGATACGATCCTGATGTACTGACACATCACAGTACATACCTGGGGAATCGCTTCATCGATGCGGCATATCACCGCCGTATGGAGCGTAGAAAGGAAGTTGATCCTGAGGGATACCGTATATATGGACTTGGAGAATGGGGCGAGATAGGCGGTCTCATCCTGCACAACTGGGAAGTTGCTGAGGTATCTCAGAACCTCAATGATTATGATGATATCGCAATAGGACAAGACTTTGGATTCAACCATGCCAATGCCATCCTCCTTCTGGGTATCAAGGATGATGATATATACATCCTAGATGAGATATATGTGCATGAGAAAGAGACGGCGGAGATTATTCCACTGGCGATTCAACATGCTATACCAACGAATAAGACAATGTGGTGTGATTCCGCAGAGCCAGATCGAATCAAGACATGGAAGGGCGCTGGCTATCGTGCAAAGGGTGTTGACAAGGGTGGTTCTGCTGGATCTGTCAAGGCTCAGATAGACTGGCTCAAAGGTGTGGTCGATAAGAATCACATTATACGACGAAGAATATATGTTGCTCCTCATTGTGTAAACACGATCAAGGAGCTGCAACAGTGGAAATGGAAAAAGGATGAAAAGACAGGCGAATATCTTGATGAGCCTGTACCGGTGATGGACGATGCAATGGCAGCTCTTAGGTACGGCATTGAGGGATGGCGTAAGCCTCGTTCATGGCTGTTTTAAATTGACATGAAGGAGATGGAAGAATGCTAACCCCTGACGAGATAAAAGAATTGATAGACAGTGACCGCACATCAGAAAAAAAGCAGTTCGCCCGGACAGGCGAAAGATACTATGACGGCGATCATGACATAAAGAAGTATAGATTGTTCTATTACAATGCGGACGGCGAACTGGTAGAGGACAAGACCAGAAGCAACGTGAAGATACCACATCCATTCTTCACAGAGCTGGTTGACCAGTGCACCCAGTACATCCTATCAGGGGATGGCATTGTAAAGTCCAACGACACTGAACTGCAGAAACACATGGACAAGTATTTCAACAACAATGATGAGTTCATGTCTGAGCTTTCTGACGCTATCACAGATATGCAGGTCAAAGGCTTTGCGTATATGTACGCATACAAGAATGCCAAAGATATGATGTCATTTGCCAATGCTGACAGTATCGGAGTTATTGAGGTCAGAGCCAAGGATACGGATGATGGCTGTGCATACACGATATACCACTATACAGACAGGATAGACAAAGGACACAAGACAATCGAGAGAATACTGGTCTGTGATGATATGCAGACATATTATTATGTCCAGGTTGATTTTGGGACGGTGGTGCTAGATGACACTGAACTAATCAACCCAAAGCCTCATGTACTTTATACAAAGAATAATGGAGATAAGGCCACCTACTTTGATGGATTTGGCTATATTCCATTCTTCCGGCTGGATAACAACAAGAAGCAGTTCTCAAGCCTTAAGCCTGTAAAGCCACTCATAGATGACTATGACCTGATGGCCTCAAGCCTGTCAAACTACCTCATAGACTTTGATTCCCCACTATATGCTATCAAAGGCTTTCAGGGAGACAACCTGAATGAGCTTCAGACAAACCTCAAAACAAAGAAGATCATAGGTATAGGTGAGGATGGTGACGTAGATGTCAAGACTGTTGATGTACCATATCAGGCACGACAGGCAAAACTGGAGCTTGATGAAAAGAATATATACAGGTTCGGCATGGGGTTGAATACCGCCGGACTCAAGGACACATCAGCCACTACGAATATAGCCATCAAGGCGGCTTATTCTCTCCTTGACCTTAAGGCAAAAAAGATAGAGAAAGCTCTTAGAAAGTTCTTGAGGAGGATAGTAGAGATAGCCATTGACGAGATCAACAAGGCTGAGATCAAGGCATATAAGGCCGAGGATGTTTATTTTGAGTTCGCTCATGAGATTATGAGCAATGCACAGGAAAATGCACAAATAGAACTTACAGAGGCTCAGGTAAGGCAGACAGAGATCAATACAATACTTAATGTTGCAAGCATACTTAATGATGAGACTATTATCAAAGCTATCTGTGATTGGCTTGATATTGATTATGAGGAGATCAAGGACAAGCTGCCTAAGAATGAGGAGGAGAACACGGAAGAGGCTCAGAAGGTGCTTGATAACATCAATACAGATGTCGAGAACGGAGGTGGAGCAGATGGAAAATAAAAGATACAAGATAGATTTAGATACAAGAGCGGTGAAGATGCCGGCTGGCGAGGTCATCGGTGTATATCATGATAAAGATGTAAACCGACTGACATTTGAAGTGCCGGCAACGTATAAGAGTATAGATCTCACTGAATATCAGATATCAATCAACTATGTGAATGAAGAAGAGCAGAAAGATGTGTATTTTATAGAGAATTATACACTCTCTGATGATGCAAGCATTATAACCTTTGATTGGCTTGTTGGTGCTACTGCATGCGCAGTGCCGGGCAATGTCGGCTTTACTATATGTTTCAAGAAGCTGGATGATGACGGCAATATACTAAACGAGATCAACACCAAACTCACAAGAATGAAGGTCCTTGAGGGCTGTGAGACAGTTGAGAGTGAGATTGAAGAGCGGTATATGACAGATCTTGCAGGACAGCTTTACAAGGAGCTGGACAAAGTAAAAAAACGTGGCAGTGATGTCAAGGAAAGGCTTGCGGCGGTCATCACTGAAAAAGGTGTTGAGACCGCAAGCGGTGATGATTGGGATGTGGTTATTGATAATGCACAGAAGATATCAACAGGTACATCGAACTCACAAATATTAAGCACAACAATGATATCTGGTGTAGTGCAGTGTCGAGTGACACATGAGACGGATAACACATTAGATTAAAGGAGGAATCATGTATGTTGACAAATAATTATGCTGGTCTTGTTAGCCTGAACTGTCAAATTGGTTCAGGCAATTATACTGTGTGTAAAACCACAGAAAACAAAACAGTTAGCGCAAGTTACTCCTGGTTTAGACAGCTGTTTAGCGCATCGTTGCGTTTAAAAAATGTGCCTAGCTCAGCCGCAACCGGAGTTTATTTGATGTTGGGGACCGGCACAACACCAGCGACAGCGGCAGATATAAAGCTTGAAAATGTGACAGAGGACTATGAGATCATCACACAAACTAAAGATATACCGCAGACATTTTCAAGTTCTATTATGACTATCACTAGAGTTATACGAAATACAGGCAATGCACCATTAACCATATCAGAGGTAGGGTTATATGCGAGTTATGCAAATGCTTTCACGGGGGGAATGATGTTAGCACGTGAGGTCATTGAACCGGTAACGTTGGAACCCGGCGAGAAGCATTCGTTCACAATGGACATATGCGTACAGTAGACATAAAACAAGGTTAGATTTTAGCCTTGTTTTTGGGGATAAAAGATGAACAAAGCACAAAAGCAGGTTGCACAGGCACAACTAAATAGAGAAAAGCAGGCAATCAAAGAACTCAAACAGGTATATCAGCGGGCATTGAGAGATTGTGAGCAGAAGATAAGAGAGCTTTCAGAACGAACTGATATGGAGAATCTGCAGAGCATCATCTATCAGAAACAGTATCAGGAGGCTTTGAAAGCGCAGCTTGAGGGTGTTCTGAGTAACCTGCAGTCTAACTCATATGCAACTGTGTCTGACTACCTGACGAAGTGCTACAGAGACGGATACACAGGCGTCATGTATGACCTGCAAAAGACAGGTATTCCAATCATCATGCCGATAGATCAGGCGGCAGTTGTGAGAGCTATTCAGACGGACAGCAAGCTCAGTAAGTCGCTCTACGACAAAATGGGCGAGGATGTGACATACCTCAAGAAAGCGGTCAGAGCAGAGGTATCAAGAGGCATTGCAAATGGATCAACGTGGAATGAAGTGGCTGGTAAGCTCTCAAGACACATGGCAAATACTCCATTTCAGAAGGCTTATAACAACTCTATCCGCATTGCGAGGACTGAAGGGCATCGTATACAGGTACAGTCAGCGCTGGACGCTATGTATATTGCAAAAAGCAAAGGGGCAGATGTATTGAAACAGTGGGATGCCACTCTTGACGGAGCAACGAGAGAACATCATCAGATGCTTGATGGACAGATCCGGGAAGTCGATGAGCCCTTTGAGGTTGGTGGTCGTAGGATTAAGGCTCCTGGGATGTTTGGAGATCCGGCAGAGGACTGCAACTGCCGTTGTTGCTTATTACAGAGAGCAAGGTGGGCGCTGGATGATGAAGAGCTTCAGACTCTAAAGGACAGGGCAGAATACTTTGATTTGGACAAGACAGATGAGTTTGAGGAGTACCAGAGGAATTATCTTGGAATAACCAGGGAAGATATACAGAAGTATGATAGCACTTTGAAAGCAGATTTTAAATCAGCTATGACTATAGAAGAAGCGGAAGAATACGCTCAGAAATTCTTTGAAAATGGATATAGTCCAACATTTAAGGGACAGGCGGTGTATAAAGGTATATCGCTTGAACATGCAAATGAGATTAACAAGACTCTGGAAGACATATATTCGCAATACGAGATTCCAAAGCTTAAAGGTATAAAGGCTATATCTCCAACATCTGCGCAAGGAAAGAAAATATTCTCTAGTGATGATGCCGTGGCAGCGTATAATCCGGCAGAACATGGTATTTTCATAAATAAAAAGGTTCTGAAAGATGCCAAAGCTCTTGAGGCATACAACAAGGGGGCTGAGGACGCATGGGATATTGTTATGAAGAACATAGACAAGCTTACCGGCAGACAACTTGAACTTGCGGAAACCTACAAGAGAGCAGGACGTCAGATAGTCGGTGATGGTAGTGTAAAAGATTACATAACACACGAAATGGGACATCATGCTCAATGGACTATAATTGACCCTAAGACAGGAAATGCTATTGGAGATAGAATGAGTAAATATGCGCCACATATATCCGGATATGCGAATGCAAGCAGAGGAGAATACATAGCTGAAAGTTATGCGGCATATATGAAAGGTCAGAAGGGCATCCTGGATCCTGAGTTTATAAAATTACTTGATAAAAAACGGAAAGAGGGCGTAAGAATTGTGTATAGAAAGAAAACAATATCGGATGATATTTTTGAGACTTCTAATTTAACTAAATCAGATTCAATACGACCAAAGACAATTAGAAATAAGTTAAATAAATCAGAACTTGGAAAAGAAACATTAACATACATACAGAATAACAAACTAACTGTAAATATGTGCTATGGAATAGATAATCCTAATAATGAGTACGGATATTATGATCTGTACGAAGATTCAATAACTATTTTTTGTGATAAGACAATTACTGCTGATAAGACAGCTGAAATAATAGTACACGAGGCAATGCATAGAAAACTGGGGTGCAAAGGTACGTTTGAGGAAGAAGTAAAATGCTTTGAGGCAGAAATTTTACATAGGAAAGGTAAATTGACAGCCCAGGATAAAGAGGATATAATAAAAAAAGTAAGAGAAAGATATCCTGAATTATCATAAGGGGTGATTGCCATGGGCGTTACAGAGTCATTGAATCGAATAAATCGAATGAGAAATGGGAAAAAAATTAAATGCCCAAGATGCGAAGGTGGCCATATGGCTGCTGTTGGGGATCCCAAACATACACATGTGTTTAGATGTGATAAATGTGGAACGAGTATTGTGATGAGAGCTAGTGACTAAAGAAAAGTTAATATGTTTATACAACCTCTTTACCAAAAAATGGTAGAGAGGTTTTTTTATGCCCAAAATCGGCTCAAGGCAGTAAAACTGTGACCGACAAAGAATAACTCCGGCAAGAGTGATAACTGCCATGTGTGGCTACGATTAAAGCCAGAAAGGATGGAACAATGGAATTAAAGGAACTGTTAGGAGATGACCTGTATAAGCAGGTACAGGCGAAGATTGACGAGAAGAACAGCACAGAGACAGATAAGCTCAAGCATGTAAGATACACAGATCTGTCCGAGGGCAAGTACGTCAGCAAGGAGAAGTATGATTCAGAACTTGAGAAGCTCAACGGACTGATCACCGGCAAAGACACGGAGATTGGCAATGCAAATAAGCTCATTGAGGAGCTTAAGAAAGCTTCCAAGGGTGACGAGGGCTTGCAGCAGAAGATATCAACTTATGAGACTGAGAATGCAAGGCTTCAGAAAGAGCTTGAGGAGACTAAGGTCAATTCGGCTATCAAGGTAGCATTGCTTGAGGCTCATGCGGTTGATACTGATTATATGACCTATAAGATCAAGGCGGCTCTCAAGGAGAAGAATGAGGAGCTTAAGCTTGATGATGAAGGTCATATCAAAGGTTGGGACAATATGCTCACAGACTTAAAGACACAGTTCCCGGCTCAGTTTACAGCTTCATCCGGCTCAGATGATGGCAAGAGGCACATCATTGAGAATAAGCTGCCAGATGGGAATCAGGGCAATACGAATGCAGAACCTAAGGACTTGGCAGAGGCATTGAGACAGAAATATGAAGGGGACAATACCCAGTAATAAGTAGAAAGGAATGGTGAAAACTATGGCAATGACATTAGAGGAAATCAAGAAGGGTATGAGTGATAAGGTATTCTCACAGATCGTGGATATCTTCCTCAGACAGTCAACAATACTTCAGATGCTCACATTTGATGACTGTGTATCAGCATCAGGTGGTGGCTCAACAATGAAGTACAAGTATCTCAGAAAGGTACTTCCAGCAACAGCAGAGTTCAGAAAGATAGGTGGTTCTTATACTGCATCAGCAGCTACAAAGCAGGAGTGTGAGGCTAATCTTGCAATCATGGGCGGAGCTGTTCAGATGGACAGAGTGCTCAACAGAGTCGCCGGAAACTTTGACAATATGGCATATCAGATAGAGGAGCATATCAAGGCAGTGGTAAACCTCTTCCACTATACACTGATCAATGGTGATGCAACTACAACAGCATCAACTGATCACCCTGAGTTCCAGGGACTTGATTCCATGCTTGCGGGAACAACGACAGAATACGGCACAGACAAGGCTATTGATCTGTCATCTATCACAGCGATCAAGTCTAATGCTGATGAGTTCTATGAGGCACTGAGCCTTCTTGTCAAGACCACAGATGCTGATGCGGTGCTCACTAACACAGAGATGATCACCAAGATTCAGACAGTGGCTCGTATCCTTGGATACAAGACAGAGAGTGAGGAAGCATTCGGAAAGCGTGTCACTACTATTGATGGTGTCAAGCTTGTTGATATGCAGGACTATTACACTGTAAGCAGCGGTGCTGCAACTGCTGGTCACGTAGTCAAGAAGGGACTTTCAAGAACCATCGCAAAGGAGAGTTCGGCAACAACAGGTCTTACAGACGTCTATGCAGTCAAGTTTGACGTAAACGATGGATTCCACGGAATCAGCCTGAATGGCGGTTCTGTAATCGATCAGTATCTTCCAAACTTCAACGAGCCTGGTACAGTCAAGGATGCCGAGGTTGAGATGATCGCAGCTACAGTCCTCAAGAATACACAGCATGCAGGTGTACTCAGAAATATCAAGATTGCATAAGGAAGGATGGGTGATTGAATATGGCAACAAAGGAAACGAAGACAGCAAATCAGACAAGTGAAGTTATTGAGCCTGTAGTGGCAGAGCCAAAGACAGAGAGTGAGCCTACAGGCTGGACAGTATCTGTTAATAATAACGCTGCTTACTGTGGAATAGGCGCTGGTGGTGTCCAGTTCGCAAACGGAAAGGCAGAGATCACATCAAAGCGTATGGCAGATTGGTTCATGGAGCATGACGGATATACTGTTATCCCTAAGAAGTAAGGCGGTGGTCATATGATCATGACTGTCGAAGAGTTGAAAAAGTATGTAGACACCGAGGAGAAAGATTCAGTGCTTGAGGCTAAGCTTCAGGCACTGGAACTCCTGATCAGAAAATATACAAATAATAATTTTCAGGACAGGAACAGGCGGTTTGTGGCTGCTGTGGACGCTGTGACAGGCTTTCAGTATGCATCTGAGCTGTTCAAGGTTGGCGACACTATACAGGTGTCAGAGTCACGCTACAACGATGGCTTGTACACCATCAAAGCTGTGGATATGGACAATGGACATATAGAGGTGAATGAGGAGCTTGTAAGCGAACCGGTCGCCATGGTGACAAAGGTGGTATATCCGATGGATATCAAGCTGGGAGTTGCAAACATGCTTTCATGGGACCTGAACAACCGGGATAAGGTCGGTGTACAGTCTGAGACCATCAGTAGGCATTCTGTGACTTATTTCAACATGGATGGTGATAATTCCATCATGGGATATCCAAAGTCACTGCTTGGCTTTTTAAAGCCATACATGAAAGCGAGGTTTTGAACATGAGAGGAATAGGCGGAAATGCAGTTGCAGATATACAGGTCAAGAGCATAACCAGAAACGAGATAGGTGAACAGGAAGTTGCATGGGTGTCAGAAGATACCTTGACTGGCTGGCTAGACCTCTCAGGCGGTGACAGTAAGTACACAACATATAATGCCAAGGTGCAGGAATCAACGCACATGTTCATAGCTGATTATAAACGTCTCAGTGACATGATCAAGGCTGAGAACAGCCGTATGGTGGTTAATGGTCAGGTATATGACATCATGCTGATAGATGATCCGATGGGGATGCATGAGCAGCTTGAGATATATCTGAAGTACACAGGAGGGCAGTAATGGGAAATGTGGAGTTCACAGACAACAGAATAAAGGTTGAGGCGGCTCTGGATGATGCTGTTATTGCCTTTCTGTACGAAGCTGCCGGAGAGGTTGAGGCTCAGACCAAGATAGCACAGACAAGAGTTGATACAGGTCACACCAAAGGCGAATGGACTCACTATGTCGATGAAGATAAGGGTGAGGCTGTAATTGGAAATCCTAGGGAGAATGCTATCTGGGAAGAATACGGCACAGGCGAATATGCTTTGAAAAAGAATGGCCGTAAAGGCGGATGGTGGGCTCCTGTGGGACCTGATGGAATGAGCTTGAAACAAGCCAGTAAGTTCAGTAAGGTAAAAAAGGATAAGGCAGGAAATATAGTAGCTGTTTTTACCTATGGTAAGAAGCCACTCAGACCTTTACAGAAAGCCTTCGACAAGACAAAGGGCAAGATCATCAGGCGACTTGGCTCTATTCTCAATCAGACATTCAGTGAGTAAGGCGGTGATGGCATGACGACAGAGACATTATCATATATCAATAGCGTACTCACAGATGAGCTTGAGATTCCATACGCATTCATGGAGTGGCAGGATGACCCGCTGGAGGCATATTTTGTTGGTGAATATTCAGAAGGTGATACACCTGAGGAAGATGGATGTCAGGAAATAACATTCATCATAGACGGCTTCACAAGGGGCTCTTGGCTCAGCCTGGAGAAGTACAAGCAGAAGATAGAACAGAATATTGAACGAACGGCAATCCTTGCAAGTGGTGCGGGGGTTGCCGTTTTTTATGGGAATGCGTCCCCAGTGCCAACAGGGGATGCAGACCTCAAACGTATACAGATCAATTTGACTATTAAAGAATATAAGAATGGAAGGTGATTATATCATGGCAGATACATTAACTTTTGAAGAGTTCAAGTCATCAGGTATCACAAGCAAGACACCGAAGAACATTGTATTTGGTGCTGGAACTATTCACAAAGGCTTGAAGTATGACGCATCAAAGAAGGCTTGGAACTTTGCAGAGTCTCTGATCGGTGCGACATCCGGCGGAACGAAGCTGTCAATCAAGCCTGAGCTCAAGGATATAGAGGTTGATGGTGAGCTTGTTAAGGTTAAGGAGTTAACAGTTAAGACAGGTGAGACAGCACAGATGGATACTAACATGGTGGAGCTGTCGCCTGAGACGATCAAGATGGCTATTATCGGACAGAATGGCACATCAACAGCGGAAGGGTACGATGTGATCGAATCCAAGGCAAGAATTGAAAAGGATGATTATATTGAGAACTTTGGATATATTGGAAGATTCTTAGATGGTCGTCCTGTTATCGTGATCTTTGACAATGCGCTCTGTACATCAGGCCTTGAGATAGAGGGCAAGAACAAGGAGAATGGCACATTTGCGCTGACTATGGAGTGCTATGCGGATCTGTCACCGGCAGCTGATACATTGCCATACCACATCTATCTGCCTACCGGTACGACAACGGAGCAGGTTCAGCAGTCTATAGATTCCAGTACAGAAGTAACAGACTAATTGACATAGAAAAGGAGAGATAATCATGGGAACAACCGAGATAAAAAAGAATAAAGATGTAGTAGAGAATACCGAAGTAGTAGAAGATGCCAAGGCAACAGAAGATGTGCAGGAGATCAAACCATATACGCTTAGGAATCCCAAAGCAACAGATATAGCTGCATTCCTGAAACTGTTCAGCAAGCTGGGGGTAAAGGACTTCAAAGATTCATTCAGCGGCAATGGGTTCAAAGAGCTTATTGCGAAGGAACGTGAGAAACTTGCTGGTGATGAGGATGATGAGGACACATCGAAGTTCCTTGAGAATGTGGGTATTGGTCTTGCATTCGAGCTTGTAGATGTGATCCTGACAAAGCTGTCAGACTGTCAGCGTGAGGTATTTGTCTGCCTGTCACACCTGTCAGGAATGACAGTGGATGAGGTAGCAGATCTTGACCTCTCTGTATTCACACAGATGTTGTATGATGCGGTCACACTTCCAGGTTTTGCGGATTTTATCTGGGTTGTTTCAAACTTGTTCAAGAAGAGACAGTAGGCTATCTCAAGTTCATGGATCTCATATTCAAACGATATGCGGATCCGTACACTCTGCTTGATACGATGATAGACAATCAGAGCTTTGATGAGTTTGTATGCACATTCGTGCGGTTAGACGATGACGATAAGCTCTGGGATATGTATATTCACAAGTGTTGGGAAAATATATCATTCAATGACTTCAAGGCAAGGCTGTACGGCACATCAGGTGGCGGTTCACAGCCAGTCAGATCAGGGGCATTTGAGAGCAGAGGCGAGCTTGAAGCAACCATAAAGGATTCTATGTCAATCATAGAAAATTTTAAGCCATAGGGGCACACAGAACGTGTGTCTCTATTTTTTTATTATCGAGGAAAGGGGGTAGACCCTTTTGGAAGTATTTAAGATACTGGGAAGAATCGCAGTATCAAATGAGGATGCGAATGAGAAAATTGAAGAGACTGGCGACAAGGCAGAGAAGACAAGCAAAAAGATGAGTTCTGTGTTTGGCAATATCGGCAAGTTTGCGCTCAAGGCAGCAAAGGTAGCCGTTGTTGCGACAACAGCTATGGCCACTGGAATAGCTGGCATTACTGCTAAGGCTGTAAGCGAGTATGCGGACTACGAGCAGCTTGTCGGTGGTGTTGAGACACTGTTCAAGGACAGCTCAGATAAGGTTGTTGAGTATGCGAATAATGCATATAAGACGGCGGGATTGTCAGCGAACGAGTATATGGATACTGTAACGAGCTTTTCAGCGTCATTACTACAAGGCCTTGAAGGTGATACAGCGCAGGCTGCCGAGTATGCGAATCTGGCCATAACAGACATGTCAGATAATGCCAATAAGATGGGCACCAGTATGGAGATGATTCAGAACGCATATCAGGGCTTTGCAAAGCAAAACTACACCATGCTTGATAACCTCAAGCTTGGTTATGGTGGTACTGCATCTGAGATGGCAAGGCTTATCAATGATTCTGGTGTACTTGGTGATACCATGACCGTGACAGCAGATAACGTCAACAGTGTATCATTCGATAAGATGATTGAGGCTATTCATGTTGTGCAGACTAACATGGATATAACAGGCACTACCGCAAAAGAAGCAGCCACGACAATACAGGGATCCATCGGCATGGTGAAGTCCGCATTGGCTAATCTGCTCATAGGTATGGCAGACCCATCTCAGGATATGGGAGTGCTGATGAATAACCTTGTTGATTCGGCTATGGCTGTAGCAGATAATCTTGTTCCAAGGATAGCCGATACACTGCCGAGGGTGGTTACAGGGCTGTCTCAGCTGACTCAGAAACTGGCACCATACATACCGCCTCTTATTGAGCAGTTACTGCCATCGTTGATACAGGGAGCGACATCGTTGTTGTCTGAGGTGGTCAATAATCTGCCCGGAATACTTGAGACATTACTGCCCGGCATAGGTGGGGAATTGGGACAGTCGATATCAACCGCTCTAAATTCTGTTTTTAGCACTCTGACATCGATTTTACCATCGATTCTGCAGTTGGTTGGACCTGTGCTGACAACACTGTCAACACTGCTTAATCTGCTTTTACCACCGATGATGCAGATTATTCAGGCGGTTTTACCGCCACTTACGAATCTGATCAATATTCTTTTGCCGCCGGTGACTCAGATTATTCAGTCTTTACTGCCTGTTTTGATGGCTATTTTGCAGCCTATACTTGAATTGTTACAGCCGTTTTTGGCTATGTTGACACCGATTATCGACTTGGTAATGCAGGTAGTCACGCCACTGACAGATCTTATCAATATGATATTACCACCACTGGCGGAAATACTTTCGATGCTGATGGAAGATTATCTAAATGTGCTGAAACCAATCCTTGAATGGTATTGTAAGATGCTTTCAGGAACGCTTAAGTCTGCTATCAAGTTGATAGTTACAGCGATCAATAACTGTAAAGAATCATTTGCTGCAGCTTGGCGGGGAATCAAGAAGGCGTGGAACGCTGCACCAGAGTTCTTTAGTGGAATATGGTCAAGTATTAAGGGCACATTCTCTGCCGTAGGCACATGGTTCAGTGATATATTTGGCAAGGCTTGGGCTGGTATAAAGAATGCATTTTCACCGATGGTGAATTTCTTTAGCTCTACCTGGCAGAAGATCAAGAACATATTTAGTAAGGTCGGAACAGCAATAGCGGACGGACTAAAAGGTGCTGTGACATCAGCGGTCAATGCGATACTGAGCAAGGCTACAGGGATTATCAATGGCTTTATCAGGGCAATCAATTCAGCTATATCTATTTTGAATAAGATCCCTAAGGTGTCGATATCAAGGATAGATGAGCTTGACGCTCCTCAGCTTGCTGAAGGTGGTGTGCTTAAGCGTGGCCAGGTTGGTATCCTTGAGGGTAATGGAGCTGAGGCTGTAGTGCCACTTGAGAAGAATACCGGCTGGATCAGGAAAGTTGCGGAGGATATGGCAGAGGCTACAGGTGGAGCAGTGACTGGTGATTCGGAATCACTGAAGGTACTTTATAAGATACTGGAGATCATAAGACACATAGATGACAACATGTATGAGTGGATACTGACAGCTCTTACAGAGGGTGTGAGATTGAAACTTGATGGCAGAGAGTTCGGAAGGATGGTGAGAAATGCTTGAACAGCTTAAATATGTGAATCATCTCGGTGAGGTTATAGAGTTTGGCAAGAAAGGAACATTTGCAAACAGTAATGATCTCAGAGATTATGAGTGGACATACGACAGCAGCAGAAACCGTGCCGAGAATTTTAGAAAAGGGGTGGTCTCAAAGACCATCCCTATTGTTATATCTGCGGCAAATAAGAAAAAGTGTACAGATATTAAGAATAGGCTGTATGAGGTTTGTGAGAAGGATATTATAGCAGAAAAGAAGGGAAGGCTCTATATAGGAGATTACTATCTTGAATGCTATGTGTTTAGTTCGGCGAAGAGCAATTATCTTGACGTGGCTACATCGATGAATCTGTCACTTAAAGTAGTAACAGATGGTGGCAGATGGATGAAGGAAGAGTTGCACAACTATAAGCATGTACCAGATAAGTTTATTGAAGGTAAAGGCTATGAGTATTGTTATGAATATGATTACAACTCAATTTCTGACAATATCAGTAAGCTTGAGGTGGACGACTTCAGAAACTGTGATTTTGTACTCAGCATACATAGTGGTGCTGTTAATCCAGTCATATATGTTGACAATCATTACTACAGCGTTAGGTGTGTTGTTGGCGATGGAGATAAGATCGTTATTAATTCTGCAGAGCTTACGATAACTCTTGTGAAAGCAGATGGAACACAGGAAAACATGTTCAGATACAGGGACAAGCAAAGCGATGTGTTTGAAAAGATATCCTCCGGGAATCATCGTGTGATGTGGAATGGAAGCTTTGATTTTGATTTAAGTGTAATACATGAGAGAGGTGAACCAAAATGGACATAAGGTTGATATACACTGATGCAGACAGGGTAGAACAGGGATATCTCAGGAACTTCAGCGCAGATGTGGATGTTGCAAAGGATAAGGATTTTGAGATAACTGTAGATAGGGATAATAACATTCTGCGAGGTGGCTCATGGTGGTATATCAACAACACAGAATACGGTGGCATAGTTGATAATGTCGGTGTGGTGACATCCGACAGAGAAATCAAATACACTGGCCGAAATCTTAGAGGCATCTTGTGTGACAAGATCATAGAGCCTCCGGCGGGGACGGATTACAAGATTGTATCAGGTGATGCAGTTACAGTGATCAATAAGCTCATTGAAGTGGCTGGACTTAGCAGCATATACAGAATGACAGGCGAATCATGGAATGTACAATCATTTCAGTTCAACAGATATGTGAGTCTCTATGATGGCATATGTGCGCTGTTGAGCACCCAGAACAGGGTTCTCAGGCTTGTGATTAAAGATGGATATGTGACTATGAGTAGTGCGGTGCCTTACGATTATACAGAGGATAAGGATTGTATGAGGTCTGATATCAACTACAATATCACACAGATCAAGAACAGATATAATCATTTAATCTGTTTAGGACAGGGGGAGCTTAAAGATCGTCAGGTGTTGCACTTGTATGTGGATGGTCGAGGAAACATCACAGATACACAAGTATATACGGGCATGAAAGAGCGCACAGCTGTATATGATTACAGCTCAGCCTCCAGTATTGACGAGCTCAGAACCAGAGGCATAGCAAAGCTTCAGGAGCTCAATGCAGACAGTCTTGACATGACACTTCCGGATATGTCAATGCAGATAGGCGATATCACAGGGGGCACAGAGAAAATCACAGGAGCAACAGTAAAAAAGCAGATAACAAATATCATAGCGAAGATAGATGATAACAGCATAGACATTGAATATTCAGTGTCATAGAAGAAAGGCGGATTTTATGAAGATAATAACAGGAAAAACAGGGAAACCACATGTAACGAGTGCAGATGATAGAGCCTTGCACAGAGCAGAATGGGATGGCGATGGATTTTTGTCGGTCTCCCAGCCACCAGTGCTGGTTAATTCAACGACACTTAGAGTATATCCGTGTGACATTATGTTCCAGGGGTGCCATGCTAGGGTTACAGGTACATATGAAGATCTTACTTTCCCTAGTGGAGAAACAGGTAAAAAGCGAATTGATATGCTTGTTGCAAGATACACGCTGTCAGAGGAAGGTCTTGAGGATATGTCATTGCTGATCTTGACAGGACAGTCTGTAGAATCCTCACAGGAGCCACAGTTACCTGTGTATGAAACTGGCATAATAGCCAATAATGTAAGTGTCGCCGACATGCCGCTTTACAAAATTATACACGATGGAATAAATGCGAGTGGGCCGGTTGCGATTGCATCAACTTTCCCCCCACTTAGTAATAAATATACAAAAGAGGAGTCAGATTCAACGACAAAGAATATCATCCAGGAGATATCGAAAGTCGAAAAAACAGCCGCAAAGGCACAGTCTATTGCAAATGACGCAGCATCAATGGCTGAGGAAGCTATAGGTAGGGCTGAGGAAGCGCAGAGAACAGCAGACACTGCATCGTCGAAAGCGGATAATGCACAGAACACGGCAGATGCTGCAAAAACAGATGCTGCTAATGCGCAAAGCTATGCGGAAAAAATTGCAACAAAAAGCCTTGTTATATCTGATATAGTAGGCGCAACAGCGACTATACCAGGAACTGACGCAGGAACGACACTTCAATATGCCGTTGATGTAGAGCTTCCAATGAATACGGGTAGAATATTAGTTATTCCTAAAAATATCCCTAGTGGTGTCACATACATGGGATATGAAGCTTCTTCAATAAATCAGACTACATATTCGATAACTGTAAAAGCAAAAAATACAAACAAAGCAGATTCAAATATAAGCTTAGTTGTAGTAGGAGTTGCAAGACCTAAGAATCTTATATAGGGAGTTGAGCATGTATATAAATTTTGAAACAATAATTCAGGTTGGGAAGGTACTTGGAGCTCTTGTATTGATAGGAGGGATACTCATATCAATATATAAATGGTATTCCAGGCAGAATGAGCAGGATGCGGAGATCAAGAAGATGAAAGAGGAGCAGTGCATACTTACATATGGTACACTTGCGTGTCTTAAAGGTCTAAAGGAGCTTGGATGTAATGGACCAGTCACAGAGGCTATTGACAAGATGGAAAAACATCTGAACAAAGCGGCACATGATCAGGAATAGGAAGGAGATATAATCATGGATAAGTTAGCAATATTATTATTAGTTGTTGCAGTTCTTTGCACTTTGATATCGGTAATAACGGAATTTACAAAAGAGGTTGGAATATTGAAGAAGATTCCAACCTCTTTTCAGGTGCTTATAACAAGTCTCATCATATGTGAGATATGCTTGTTTGTAGCATTATCATATTTCGATATTCGGCTACTATGGTATTACCCTGTAGCTGTGTTCTTTGGTGCTTTTATTATCGCATTCATATGCACCAGAGGATGGGACTACCTGATCGAAATATTTAAACGATTTTACAGAGGTGGAGACATAGAGAAGGAGCGTGACGGGAAATGAATGGAATAGACATCAGTGCATGGCAGGGTGATGCCGGCATAGACCTCAGTAAGATAGCGTATGACTTCTGTATAGTGAAAGCGACAGAGGGAACAGACTACAAGAACAGATACTTTGCAGCGCATTGTGATAAAGTTTTGAGTAGAAAAAAACTTCTGGGAGTATACCACTATGCAAATAGCGGAGATCCACAGAAAGAGGCTGACTACTTCCTGGCATACTGCAAGAAGTATATTGGCAAAGCCATCCTTATCCTTGACTGGGAGGCAAAGAATAACCCTCAGTTTGGCAAGAATGATCTTGAATGGTGTCTCAAGTGGTGCAATTATGTATATCAGAAGACCGGCATCAAGCCACTGATCTACATCCAGAAGAGTGCTATGAACGCCGTAAAAAAGGCTGGATATGGTCTGTGGGTCGCTCAGTATCCGGATTATGAGCGGACAGGATATCAGGAACATCCATGGAATGAGGGTGCTTATAACTGCCTTATCCGTCAGTACACATCTGCCGGTAAGCTCTCAGGTTACAGTGGCAGCCTTGATCTCAATAAGGCTTATATCAGTGCGGCGAGCTGGAATAAGCTGGCAGGCAAGGCTAAGAAGACATCAGCATCCACAACAGTAAAGAAGAGTGTCAATACATTGGCTAAAGAGGTGTTGGCGGGCAAGTGGGGCAATGGTGCTGATCGCAAGA